TAGGGGGGGGAGGGGAGCAATCCCTTCCCCCAACCCCCTAAGGGTATACTGTAGTACCTAACGAATGCGTTAGACTTGGATACGAACGCATTTGTAGTTGGATGGTTGGTAATGATAAGGGGTGGGATGGGTATCAAGGGTGGAGGTTGGGTATTACCCCGTGCTCACGGGTGCTCCCTTCTGGGGGTACCTTGACTCCCTCGTAGACAGCATAGCAGATAAGGAGTAGATAATGGACTGCAAGGTATGTGGTTGCGCAGCGTGCTATCACAATGACTGTTGTGATCACAGTAATCCAGTGCTTATCAACCCAGATCTAGACTATATGGAATGGTATGATGAGCATATGACAGGTGCAGACCTACCAGGTTATGAGAAAGTAGAAAAGATGAAGAAGCAAAGAAGGCAGGATAAGCAGTATAAGGAGGAACGGTAATGTTTGAGAGATGTCAGGTACTCACCAGTACCGGCAAGCTGTGCCTATATAGGGGGAGTAAGGTCCTTAGGGGTAAGAGACTATGTGAGCCTCATATGGCATCCCTTGTCAGGGGTGAACAAATCAAGTGGGCGCCGAAGCGCCTGCTAGATTGGGACTTGGACAACCGAATCAGACTGGCAGTCCAAGCCGAGTACATTGCTAGTCTGAACAGGGAGGCTATATGAACGGGGAGTTGTTCCTAACACAGGCAACATGGGATCTACTCAGCACATTTGCTGGAGTACTCCTTGCCATTGTAACATACAGAATATTGGAGGATGTATGGACGAAAAACTAGTAGACTCAGTACGCCTGAGTTTATTGTTTGTGTTGTTTATACTAGTAGCCCTGCTAAACGGGGCAACCTGCAACGACATAGATGTGAGGTGTTAAATGGGATACGATATCTATACAATGGAATCAGACATGAAGAGGTCAGAGAACTTTGCCCGCAAGTATGGGTATGCGTACCTATTCAAGCAATTAGGTGACGGCAAGTTGTCAATTGATCAGCTCATTTCAAGAACAGAAATACCTGCTGACGCTAGGTTTGAAGGAGACCCAAGGGTATACTTCAGGGCTAACATCTGGGTTATGGCTGAGATAAGGAAGTACTTTACTAATCTGTTCAATGAGATGCCGGAACATACAAGGAATGAACTGGGCCAGACATACCTAGATTTCGTAGATGCTATCAGCTGGAACGAAGGCAGGCATGTCAAGACACAGGATATCCTAAAGATTCTACAGTGTATACAATACTTTGGTCAAGATGTAGCACAGATAGAACCAGTAGAAGAGTTCATCGAATACATGGAGATTGCCTCAACGCTGGATGGTTTCCTAGTCTGGTAGAAGTGAGTATGAAAGTCGGTGTTGCGTAGCGTTGAGCCGACGACTTAAGGTGTAGACAAGCAGGGCATGGCTAGGTGGTGCGTGATCACCTTCCCCTGCGGCGGAAGCAAGCACCTGACTAGTGGCTGCGAGTGGGGCGCATACCTGTCGCGGTTGATAAGGGCAAGCGAGAAGCGCAACTCGCAAGCCTACCTCCAGACTTCCCAACCACAGAGGGTATGTAGTACCAAGCGAATGCTTTGCCCACGGGTTGTTTTCTTGTTGGTGGGGGCACTAATGACTCCCTCGTATGTAAAGAGAATAGGAGAGATCATGGAAGAGAATGTAGAACTACAGATCAACGCAGCGTTTGGAAATTGGGAAGATGCTAGGCTACACATGTCAGCATTTAGAACTATCATAGAGACAAGCTATCACATCATCAACAACCCTATCAAGATACTTGATGCGTACCCAGAGTACTTCAAAGAGATCGTCGATGAACTGGTTGAGAGAGGTGAGGACCGTGAATATGTCAAGAAAGAGATGGCTGAAGCAATTGCTAAACTGTTCTCAATCAACCAGCGCTTGGCATTCATGGTAGGTACTGAGTTGGCTGATGTTATGGGAGCAGAGCCAATTGATGATAGATTGATGAATGACCCAATCGAAAGGACTAAAGAAGGAGGTAAAACACCTGAAGAAATGCTTCAAGAAGCCATCAGAATTGTAAGGGACTCATCCAATTCAAACAATGATGAGAGGGGGAACTAATGACAGAATCAAAATGTGATGGTGTTAACCATCGAGCAGAGGTTGATGTAGTTACATTCATTGAGCAGCCGGATCAGATATTCCGTACACTTATTATGGGTGATGTGGAAACTATCAGGTCTAAGGTGCAAGAGATGGAGAGGGACAAGAGTCCCAACGCATCAGTGTATATAGACTATTGTTGTGATGCATGTAAGGAGATAGCAAATGAATCTTGAAGAAGTTCGTGGTAAACTAGAGGCAGCTAAAGAAGAGATCGGCAATGCTTCTAGCAGAGCATCTGATATTTATAGAGAAACAGGGTATATGGAGTCGGAAGCAGACTCAGCGTGGGGTGCAATCGATGAAATCCTTGATGACCTAACAGAGTATCAAACGATTAACATCGACCAGCATCGTATGATCATCAGGTTTCTTGGCAGAGTAGCAAGGCTTAACCTTTATCTCTATCGTTCCATCATTGATGGCACGACAGGCCAGCCATTGACCAATGCAGATGAGACACGAGTCCGTGAAGCAATGAACATCCTAGACAGATTGTTTAATCTAGATCCAATAGACGGAGATGGTAACCCCAATAGGGAATTTGTAGTTGAATATGACTACAATAATTATGCTTGGATTGTCAAGCAGAAGAAGGAGGAGAACAATGGGTAAGCAAGTTAAGGTTCTAAAGTCAGGCGCTCCAAAGCTCAAGGACTTGAAAGAGTTTGAGCAGGTTATCATTGTAGAGGGCAGCAGCCTCGACCAGTTCCGCAATGTGTTATCTAACGCAGTGCCGGAGATCGGTCGCAAGCTAGCCAAGTCTAACTACAACTACGGCAAGAACGAACTCATGGGTTCGCTTGCAGTAGCAACTAGCATTGACCTTGCACTCGAAGAGCAGGCTGATGTAAACAACTATCATAAGCAGCGTAGTGTATACGCAGAGTTTAATGGGTTTGAGAATGTTAGTTGGGTTGCAACCGACAAGTGTGGCAACTCGAGCAGCAACGACTTCCAAGACTTGTATGAGTCTCCGAAGTACGAGATCATTGTGCGTATAGTATCACCGCTCAAGGATAAAGAAGAACTCGCCAAGCGCGGCGTCAAGTAATCAACGGGAGGTCTGGGGGAGTGGGCATTGAACCACTCCCCCTCATGCCCAGCGGGGAGTAGCTCAATGGTTAGAGCACTCGGCTTATATCCGAGCGGTTCATGGTTCAAGTCCATGCTCCCCGACCATATGAATAGGAGGGAATATGTGCAGCGAATACAATGGATGGTCTAACTACGAAACATGGAATGCTATGCTATGGATCAACAATGTAGATGGTGTAGCAGATGGCATGGCCGACCAGCTAGAGCAGCAGATCGAACAGTTCGTTGACGAAGGAACATGGGATCAAGATGGATACCTGCAGTACGCAGAGCAGTTCATCAAAGATTACTTCGCAGATACATTCGTCTACCAAGATAGAAACGACTGGCACGAGGCTAACTATGGTCCAGTGTCAGATGCAGTAGGAGCATACCTAAGCATGGTCAACTGGCGTGAGATTGCTAATGCAATCTACACTGACAACGAGAAAGAATGGAGGTCCAACCGTGAGTGATTGGAGAGAGATCAATGCGCATGAGTACGAAGACGGCTATGGATATCGAGTATTCCATGACGATTCTTACGACTCATCAGACTATGAGCGTGGCTTCAAGATCTACGCTACTACTGGTGCATCTAAGTACATCCCGGTAGATGTATCTATCAGCGCAGCAGATGCAGATGAAGAGAACAGGGTTCAAGACTTGCTTCGTGCAGCTAAGGCTCATGTTCCACTATACCTTCTAGCACATGGCAGTGTAAGTGTCAGCACTAACCCATTCCATGACCCGTATGATAGCGGTCAGTGTGGATTCGCAGTGCTTGAACAGGACTCACCAGTAGAAGGTGATGCAGCATACATGGAACTGGTTCTTGAGCAGATGGTAAACGAGTACAACCATCTGTTGCGAGGCAATGTAATTGGATGGGCTATAACCAAGCGTACAGTATGCGAGTCATGCAAGAACTCGTCCGTTGATGTCATCGACAGCTGCGGAGGATACATTGGATTCGACTTCAAGGAGTTGGACTCATTGGTCAACGAGGTTATTGATACAATCAATAAGCATAGGGAGGCAGAACATGCTAGCAAATCAACCAGAAGCTCAGACGATTAAGATAGACTTCGATAAGTTCTTAGTCTATGTAGACCGCAGGTTCCAACAGATCTGCGGTCTAAGCATCCACGATGTAGACGACTTTGCATTCTATGATTACTACCCAGGTGAGGAGGCTAAGCAGATCGAGTATGCACAAGCAGTCAGAGACTGCGCTAGCGCATGCCTAGAGAATGCTGCCGGAGTTAGCATGCCTAAGGTAAAGACATGCGTTGAATGTCAAAGGGAGTTTGATCTATACAATGAGACCGATGCAGAAGAGTGGGAGTTTGGCCACGACTGCGAGGTCTAATACTACACCCCAATGCTGGATTCCTTCCCCAGCATTGGGGTATTTTTTTGAAACAGACTGCGCGTATCGGCTTTCTACCTGGCGAACGCACTAGTTGATGAAGTCTCTCTCCTTTTTACCTGGCGAACGCGTCTTCTTCCTGGTCGATGGGCGAGGGGGTGGCTCCGGAATCCGGATGTCTTTGGCAGACTTATACCCCATCTCAGCTAGGCCCTCACGGATTGCTTCCCACGCGTCCGTCCATCCTTCATCGTACCCTTCGTCGTACCCTTCCTGCAACATGTCGGATATCTGTTCGTAGAGATGCGAACAAACCTCCGTGTCGCACGAGCAACCAAGAACTATCTTCTTCAAAGACATGCTACCCCCTAAAGCTTGCTGTGTTCTTCACAAAGTCCAGATCACATACGCCCGTAGATCCGTTGCGGTGCTTAGCAATCTTGCAGCTAACCACCTCAGTAGCTGCGAGGAAGTCAGGGTCTGACTTTCGCCACAGCATGAGCACAAGGTCGGCGTCCTGTTCGATTGCACCGGAGTCACGCAAGTCGGACAGCCTGGGCTCGCCGCTCTCACGATACTCAGACATTCGGCTCAGCTGAGAGAGCGCTATTACAGGTACGTCCATCTCTCGTGCCAGTGCCTTAAGACCACGGCTTATCTCTGACACCTCGTTAACCCTGTTGCCGTCCTTGTTGGTCTTGTCTGCGCTCATGAGCTGTAGGTAATCTACGATGATCAAGTCCACGCCCTGGTCTGCGATCAGCTTCCTGCACTTGCTTCGAACCACAGATGGCGATGCAGTGGGAGAGTCGTCAACGTATATACCCATCTTTGAAACCCTCTGTGCCGCCTGGTCTAGCTCAACCAGCTGCATCATGTCTAGTCCTCCGTGCCTAATTGCCTGTATTGGTATGCCACTAGCAGTGGATAGAAGCCGGGCACCAACCTGCTCAGCGCTCATCTCAATAGAAAAGATAGCTACCTTCCTACCAACCGTAGCTGCGTTGTATGCCATGGTCGTAGCAAGAGCCGTCTTGCCTACGCTAGGCCGAGCCGCGAGGATAACTAGGTCGGACTTCTGCCACCCTCCGGTGACTGCGTCTATCTGAGAGATGCCGCTCGGAACGCCGATGCGAACACCTGAAGTAGCTATGGAGTTTATCCTGCCCTGGGTGATTCGCATTAGGTCGCCAGCGTCTGACCACCTGGCACCACGTCGTCGGCTTCCAACCTGGAATAGGATGCGCTCAGCTTCGTCAAGTGCAATGGTGGCATCTTCCTGTGATGACTGAGCTACCTCTACTATCCTGGACCCTGCCTTAGATAGGCTTCGAAGCATTGCCATACGCTCTACGATCTCGAAGTAGCTGGAAGCGTTGATGGATGTAGGGGTGTTGGTGGTAAGGTCGTTAAGGTACGTGAGTCCGCCGATGTCATCGACGTGTCCACCTATTGCGAGCTGGTCGCTAACCGTCACCACGTCTACGGCCTGATTAGACACATGCACTTGCTTGATCGCGTCGGCAACCAAACAGTTACGGCGATCCCAGAACATCGAAGGGTCTAGCTCTATGTCGTTGAGTACATCCTGATCTATTAGGATAGACCCCAACAGCGAACGCTCGGCGTCTGTATTACTTGGCATCGTTGTCGTCTTCTTCATTTTCCCCCGCCTTCTCTCTCTCCCACTCGTAGCACGGCTTCATCTTTCCACCCTCTATCCTGTTCCGGTATCGACCGCAGTATGGGCACTCGCCCGCCTGGTCTCCGTCGTCAGGACCCGTAGATAGCCCCGAGGATATCAACGCTTTCATCGTCCACCTCCAGCTTCGGTGCTTCCCCGCACCTGTATAAGAATATACTACCATGGATCGGGTCGCTTGGGTTCCCGCTCTCAACGCACCCCCATATGTTGCAGTCGATGCACCCAAATGAGGAAGCGTGCCTGTCGTCCCTGATAACTATGTAGTCGTGGCCAAGGGAGTCACATACAAGCATGGCCTTCAGCTCCAGCTTGCCGATCATAGTCTTAGCCCTGAAGTAATCCCACCTATCTGCCATTACGTTGACCCCACCAGTCCACTGTCACGTTGATCCGGCCTTTGTGAAGGGGGGCAAGCTCTTTGAATGCGGCAGGAGAAAGGTCGATGAGTCCAAACCCATTCTTGCAGGCCCGGCAGAAGTCACGAACCCACACCCTGACACAGTCATCCGTCTTCTTGCGGCACACAGTTACAACGTAGGGTGTGTCCTTCCATCGCCACGTACCTACAGCCGCGTAGAATACCTTCTCACCAGAAAGGTAAGGAGAGCATGTCCTAAGGTATCCGTCATGGCACCGGCCACCACCTCCGTACCACGTCGCATCGTCAGAGCCAAAGAAAACACCTATTGCGAATAGCACTTCAATCATTGGTGTCCTCACTTGATCTTCCGTTTATTACGGAGTTAGTCTTACATATATTACAAGTTCTGTAATCTCTATGCTCGTGCTTGGTTACGGGATCTGTCCTCTCCATGCCGAGTAAAGACTCATACTCTATACCAAACTGCCTACAGTATTCCCTAAGCCCAAGGCCAAGACTCTTAGCGTCCGCCTTGAAGATATCAACCGCGCTTAAAGCGTATCTCTTTTTCACGCCACTTGTTCGCAAGGTCGAGGCCTATCTGCCTCGCTGAGTCCGGACCCAGAAGCTCCGTACCCCTCCCTACTACCTCCGACTGGGAGCTCTTGAAGTTGTACACTACCTGAGCTACCCACCCTGACTGACCGTAAAGCATAATAAGTTTCGCCACATTCTTGCCACCTATAGTTATAGCCAAGGTTTCTATTTCCTGCATCACGCTCCATACTCCCTCACGATCTCAGTAATAGTGTCATCATCCTCGCTTCTCGACACTTCCGACCACTTGTTCTGACCAAGCGCGATGAGTATCGCAGCGTAGTTCATGGTGTCTATTAGTGCATCGTGAACCTCTGGAGTATACCACTCTCCCTCGATTGATACCCGGCCGTTGTTCACCGAGCCATTCATGGAGTTGGCAATCCGGTTCACCTTGTCCATGGCCATCCTGGAGAACACGCCGTGTGGACCAAGGTTCTCTACGTTGCCCGGACCATACGACTTCTGCCTGCTGACCATGATATCCCATGCTTCCTCGTACAGATCTGAGAAGTATTCCCCAAAGGAGTCTGGCACCTTACTCACTTCTTGCCTCCTATCACGTAGATCAGCAGGCCGAGCCCGACAGCCACAGTAGGGCGATCAACACCGACGCAGAGACCAGCTGCGAGAGCAGTAAGAAATCTACCACTGTTATTGGATACGACCTTCTTAGTGGCCTCAACAACCCGTTGAGTCCTTGTAGTTTCTTGTCTTTCATCAGGCGTTGTCGCCATTAGCGGCCTCCTTTGCCAGTGCATCAGCAGCTCGAGCCGCCAGTATGTGGGCATCCGGAACCTCCAGCTCCTTCAGCCTGGTGTGCAAGAGCTCAAACACCTTGGCCCATGACACAGCCAAGTCGAAGCTAGTCAGTCTTTTCTTCGGTCTTTGCATCTTCTCCTCCAATCAAATCGAGGAAGTCCTGCTCCTCGATGATAACAACTACTCGCCGCCTAGCTCCTGATCCGGGGGCATCCCCGACCACGAGCAGTGGCACCTGGTCTGCCTTCCTCGGTACCGCCGAGAGCCAGCGCCAGAACTTCTCGCTAAACATCTGGCCGCACTTGGCCTGGATGTTAAACTTCCCTGCCGATACGTCCTCAGGCCCGCCATACTGGCCGACCCTCTTCCCTCCAAACTTATGGGCCACCTCCCGCTCGAAGGCATTACCCCTCGAGCGGTTGAGCCGACCCCTTCTCGATGCGTCACTCACCTAGGTCCTCCAGGAAGACAGGCATCCCACGCCCGATGTAGGCACCGGCGATGTTGTACTCGAAGTACTCCAGCGACTGGTCCCAAGCATCCTTAGATAGCTCTTTTCGCTCCTCGTCACTAGTGTCTACTCTGTTGTTTATTTCCTTGATGATATCGTCTGCGATGATGTCGAGCATGGACTTCTTACTGTAGATGTATATGTACACCAGCCCACCTTCTGTGAACTGTTGACCGACACCAACGATGGCGTCGTCAAAGCCATCAGCTTTCCACGCCTCGATGTCTTCGAGGAACGTCATCGACAGCTCTCGCCTAGCCATTCTTCTTACCTCGTAGTGCACCGTATCGAAGAGGCGAGATGTCAGACACCAGCATGGTGTAATACATCTTACCGTTGTACTCTCGGTCCTCATTGAGCTTGCCTACAACGTGGACGTTTGGCCGAGGGTCCTTCTCTTGCGAGAGAGCCCACTCGTACACCTTGCCGACGTGGTCCTCTGCCTCCTTGTCGAAGAAGCGGAGGGTCACATACGCGTATCGGTCTGGGGCCGCATTGCTGCGATCGCCGTCAGCCCACTCCTCGTATGCTGCAGTCTGCATCGTGCCGTACACTTCGAGGTACGAGTTGCCGTTCTTGGATACCTTGTTGGTCGGCGACTTCTTGTCGCTTAGCCAGATGTCTAGTCTTGCCATTAGAACTCCATCCCATCAAACCTGTCCCCGGACTTCTTCGGTGCCGGAGTGTTGACCGCTCCCTTGACGATCTCCTTGGCCCTCTCCCATGTCTCCTCGTCCGTCTTCGCGTCGGCCTCTGGGTCGTCGCCTGTCGGGATGAGGAAGCCTGTGAGCAGAGCGTACTTCAAGGCTCCAGTAGCTGCCTTGTAAGCAGCCTTGTCCCCTGAGTCAGCTCCTGTTCCAACAGACTGGAAGTTAAGGGTCTCGCCCGTATCCCCGTCTGTGAGAGTCCATGTGTAGAGCAGAGTAATCGTGGACTGCTTACCGCTAGGCGTGAGCCCCATGTTCACGATGCCAACCTGCGATGGGGTCATCGAGATGTTTAGCTTCACCAGCTCAGCTCGAACCTTGTCCGCAACGGCGCTAGCCTGTACGAACTTGTACCCCTGGGCAGCGTTCGTCCCGCCCTTCTCAACGTAGCCAACGGCCTGCATGACCTTGGCAATCTTGCTAGCTAGAGAGATCTTTTCTACTGCCATACTACCCCCTGCACTTTGTTAGCCACTGGCAACCTGCACATGGCCACTTCTTATTGGGATCTTCCCGCTCACCGAGGGGAAGACGCCAGGGTATACGACCCTGACTTAGGAACTTGTTGCCAACCTCCAGAACGCGGAGTGCCTTGGCATACCATTCCTCGCCAACAGTATACTCCGCAATGCGGAAGTCGTCCTTGCTGACATACACAACCCTAGCAGATACGTCCGCGCCTGTCGAGTTCTGCCGGCACAGCGCATACGATGCAGCCTGGATTGCGTGCTCAGGCTTTGGACCTTTAAGATAGGAGAAGCCACGAGAGTTCATCGACTTGAGCTCAAGGACCTCTTCGTTAGTCTCCCCCTTCCACCGAACTAGGATGTCGATGTTGCCGGAGAAGTTCATCTCTTGCCACTCGATTGGAACCTCGAACTCGATGGAATCAAAAAGCCCCGACGCTTCCAGCTTCTTGTACAGGACGTCAGCAATGACGTGACCCTGCTCAAAGATTCTGTAGAGCCGAGGCTCGAATGGATTGCTAGGCTCTACCCCGTTCGCAGAGTAGTACTGCGCACGCAGGCAGCCGCCTAGGGTGCTGCCTCTAAATGGTGTGGCCGACGGCCGCTCTGTCCTGGTATTCTTTAGCCCCAGGTCGAAGGCTCCGGATACTGTATTCATATTCCCCTCCAAATAAAAGACCCACAGTGGGTCGGTCCACTGTGGATCTTAGAGCATGAGCCCTAGGCTGTCAACCCTTACGCACAATAAGGCACCGCTTGTAAGGTGCATCTCCCTTTGATGAGGCAATGGCCTTGAAGTCCGCCTCGCTTATGATGGCGGCAAACTTCTCTTTGCCCTTGCCTGACTGGGTCGGGTCGGATAGCTGCCACCCCACTGCCTCGTGGTAAGCGACGCAAACCATGTGACCCCAGGTCATCTTCTTTGACTTGAGCTTTTTGGCAAACGCATTCACCGCCATTGCTGTCTCAGGGTACCCTGCCGGGGCCTGGACATTGACGATGATCGCATGCCCTTTCTTCGCTGCGTTGACCACATCCACCCAGTCGGATGGATACCTGGCATCGCAGTCCAGTTTCTTGGAGTACTTAGCAAGCTGGCTTAGGTTGGTTCCCCCGTCGGATACACCGTCCTTGTCAACCCGTCCGCTTTCGTTGGCCGCCTCTATTCCATCAAGGGCAGAGAAGTCTTTCTCATACTTGTGTACCCACGAAGCTGCGGCGGCTACGGAAGACGGTCCGCAGTCATCTAGAATGCCGCCCTTCTCTATGTGTGGTAACTGGCTCTTTACTTGTAGCTTCATACTAACCCCTGTCTATAATCTTTCTTGCGATTTCCAACCAGTTGTTTTCAAAGGTGAGACCCCTGTCGTCGACGTAAGCTGCGGCACCAGGCTTACCCTCGCCCACATATATGTCGTCGTAAGGGATGCCCCAGTCGCCTAGCATGCGCTCCATCTCATCGAGACGAGTTTGCCTGTCAGGCCACTGTTCCCATGCCCTTGCTGAGTGGATGAGTATCTTGTACCCAGACTCTTGTAGCATGCTGAGCGCGTCAACGACACCGTTAGCAGGGACTATGGTGCCGAAGACGCGCACAGCTATCGTGTCATCGAAGTCGACAGCTATCGTTCTGCTGAACTCTAGGTCGAGCTCGTTCTCGGTCATCTGTGTAGGATGTGCACCATTGGCTTGAGCTTGGCGTACACATCACGCAGCACGAGGACGTCGGCCTCGCAGTGCTCTATGATCTTGGCGTACTTATCCTTGTCTCCATGGTCAGCATCGTCCCACGTGCGAGGATCGAGAGGGGTCTTCTTGTTCTGGACACCGAAGTACTTCGAGACGTTGTCAAGTGACTTACGCCCGATTGAGATAGAAGATCCCGACGCCTTGTACATTAGGTCCA